TATCCAGATTTTTCTACATTATAAAATATTGAGATTGGAGAAGTATTATCAGAACTAATAGATAGAGATGCTCCAACCTGTCCATTTGTGCCATTACTAACGACATTAAATGTTGATGTATTTCCTGTAGATACAAACTCATTTTGATAATCATTATCATGATATATTTTAAATTCATACCCTAGTAAAGAAGAATCAGATAAATCAAAAGTAAGATTATTATTTTTTACAATTGTTATTTGAGGATTAATTAGAGATATTTTATGTGATGCTCCACCTGTTCCAGTGATGTTTATAATTCTTGGATTAGAAGAAGTTACATCAATGTACGATTCTCCAAGTTTAATATTAGAATTATCTACTTTAAAAACAAAATATCCTCTATTCTGTAAACCAGGAGCTACAATAGATGCGTTGTAATTTATTTTATCTCCTGTCTTTAAATTGTGATTAATTAGTGTTATTTTATTTTCACTAACATCTATATCTGAATTACTAAAAGTTCTAGAATTGACGAGAATATTTTTAGTTAATGCATCTATTTCAATATCCACAGATGATGAAGTAGTTCCAATACCAACAGATATATTTGGTATAACATTTAACTCTATTATATCATCTTTTTTGAGATTATGAGATGTAGAAACAGAAACGGTTGTTTTTATTCTTTTTGCTGATGCTGTTATTGGAGTAAATGTAGATTCAAAAAGATATAGGTCACTATCTTGAGTAGTTCCACTCTCACTAAAGTCTCTTAAGTACACCTCATCAGAGTCTATGAGTGTTTTAAGACCAACTACATTTTTGGATTTGTTAACGATAAATACATTTCCATTTGTAAACACTTCCAGATCACCATCTGGTTCAATAGAATATCTTATAAGTTTTCTATCTATAGGATTTGTTAATTTAACTATTTGATTAGTCTTAAATGGATGATTTTCTAGATATATTCCTTTTGTGGGAATTTCTCTTGTTATTTGAGAATTTCCAAAAATAAATGATGTTGAAAATCCTGCTCCAAAAATTGTTCCAAGTCCTACAGATTCGGCAGCATTAAAGTATACCTTATCATTTTTTCTAGATTCAAAATAAGGTACTTTTTCATCAATTGAAAAATTAGTTTTTGAATAAGTGATAATAGAGGACTCTGCATGAGAGAGACTCGTATCACCTCTTTGAACTCTTAATATATTTGAATCTTTAAAAGTATTTAAAACAATTAATGACTCATTTCCAATACCAATTGTAGATCCTATAGCAATATTATTAGGAATAAAAGATGCATATATTTCTGTGGTAGCAGCTCCTGCAGAAATGCTTGAAATACACCTAGATGTAGAATTTTCTATAACTTTAATTCTAAAATATTTTTCTAAATTTTTAAGAGAATTTGTAGATATTCCACTTAATGCAACATAGTCACCATTTTTAAATTCATGACTTGTTGTAAAACCAACGTTGACTATATCACCATTCCATTCTAAGACTGCATTTTCATATAGTTCTTTTATTGTTTGTAGACTGGTTATATCTTCACCACTAATTGAATCAACCTTAACATTTAGTCCACTACCTCCAGTTCCTGTGTTATCAAATTTTAAAACGTCACCCACTTTAAAATTTTCACCAGCACCTATTACAGAAACTTTTTCTATATTTCCAGATGATATTCTGTCAATGTTTATTTTTTGGTTTTTCTTAATTTTTACAAAATAATTATCGGCAAATTTTTCTGATACATTATATGGGAAAGTATTTCTTTGTAAATTTAAATTATTAAAATCATATGATTGATTAAAATCAAACTGAAAATTCTCTTTTATTTTTTTAGATCTATAAGTGTTTCCAATAAAAAATGGAAATAGTGGTTTTTTAGTTTTTTGTTGAACTACAGCATGATATGCATAAACTCCATTTGGAAAATCTTTATTTTTTTCATATCTTCCATTGTGTTCATCTAAATCACCTATTCCAGTATAACGATAATCTTCAGCAAAATATCCTAGAGCAAAATCATCCTCAGATGGTCTATTTTTTACATGCGATAAATTCTTTTCATATCCAGACTCTAATACGGATGGAGATGCAAAATTATTTGGATCTTTAGATCCATATGGACCATAAATTGGATTTCCATCATATGCCCATCCAATAATTCCCGATATTGAAATAGGAACACCCGAATCTTTGTCTCCTTCTCCTAATAAATTTACATCATAACCACAAACAGAATATTTTAAATTATCTTCATTACCATCAATTAGAAGTTTATCTGATTCAAAAATTTCATTAGTTATAATAGTTAAGGGTCTTACACTAGCATCAAGAACTTGATTAATTCCTGAAGAAATTACAGAAATACTTGTATCTACTGAAGAATATCCTATGCCAGATTTTATTACCTTTACACTATCTAATTTATTGTTTTTTATTACTGCTCTAAGAACGGCTCCAGATCCAGATTTGGACAAGTCCGTGACATTTAAATCGGGAACAGAATAATACTCCTCACCACCATATTCAACATTAACAGAATTTATTTTGCCATTAAGAATGACAGGACTTACTCTGGCATTTTTTCCATTTTGAACTTTTATTGTTGGTTTTTTGTGATAATTTATGATAGAAGATCCATATCCAATTCCTTTTTCATATAGTTGAACATCTGTTATAGATCCTTTAACAACTGGTGTAATTGTTATTGTTGTTTGTCCTAAACCAACTGTAGTAAATTTAAAATCTAGTTTAATTTCTGGATAACTAAATTGTTGGTATCCATCTCCAGAAGAATTAAATTTTACATTATTTTTTCTTTCAAAATTACTGGTTATTGTTCCTCCAATACCAGCATCGCATAATTTAAATCTATTATCATCTACTTTAAGAATTATATATTTGTTATTTGTAGATAAACCAGAAATAACTTCAAGACCAGATTCTTGATCATTAGAAATTGAATAATCTACCAATTCTCCATTTGAAAATCCATGATTTTCAAATTCAATTAAATTAAATGTCGTTGATACTTGAGAAGGGGATACAATTAATTTTTTATTCGTATAGTTTTTGCCTTCATTTATAACAACCAAATCTTTAAGAACATTTAAAGGTCCTACCTTTATTTTTTGTTCTCCAGATCCAGCATTTCCATTAAAAGTAATTGTATTAATTCCAATACGTTCTCCATTTTCTGTAAAACTATAATCATCAAAATTTTCAAATAATTTTACAGAAATTTGATTGGTTACGTCAACAACATATGTTGATTTGTTTATTAATGAACTTCTTCCATCACTTATAGGATCTATTGATACTTGAGTACCAAAGTTAGAATCGTATATAACTTCTTGTCCACTAACAAGTCCGTGATTATCATCAAATACAATTTGATTTGTCTCTGTGTTAATCCCTCCACCAGAAGTTCGTGGTAAAGCACTAAATTTTATTTCTCTAAAGGTATTTGTTATTAACGGTTTGACAACACAACCAACACCATTGCCTCCTGTAATGCCTATAGATACTACTTTATCTATGTTGAAGTTATATGTATCAAAGTCTACAATAACGTCCTTTACAGATCCACTAACGACTGGTTGAGCAAGAGCATTTGATCCGGTATCTGAAGATATAATTAGTTTTGGTGGATTAATAACATCAAAATTTTCTCCACCATTTAAAATATTAATTTTGTCAAGAGGACCAAAATATACCTTATCATTAGATTTATAATTTGTTATTTCAACACCATTTATTAATAAACCAACTCCTCCAGAAATTGTTTCATCTTTTTTTCCATCAACTAATTGTTGATTAATTGGAAATTTCTTTAATAATTTTTGTGGACCAATAATCTCAGATTTTTGAGACTCTAATGTGAATGTATGTGAACCATTACCTACTATAGGTAAGAAATTTTCAGTCCCTATTAAGAAATTTGATCCATATAATTTAATTTCATCTCCATCATCCTTCGGAAAAACTTCTACAAAATATGAACCTGTCTCCAATCCAACTAAAGAAGAAGTGGTGGGTTTATATTGAACTTTTTCGCCAGTTCTAAAAGGTGATTTTCCACCATCTTTTTCTAATTTTATTGCATCAAATCTTTGAGTGTTTACATTAAAAGCAGTTAAAAATCCACCACCAATAGTGTCAAGATCTAATGATATTTTTTTAATTTTAACATTAATATCTTCAGAAAAAGGAAATCCACTTCTTTCATTTCTAGTTCCGGCTGATGGTAAAGAATTAGATGCTACATATGCAAAATTTTTATCAAAATAAACATTTTGAACATCAGATATTAAAGTATTATTACCAGATGCAAATTCTACATTGCTCTCCGGACCAATATTAGATTTATTGAGAATTTTTCTTAAATTGTAATCTCTCCCAATATCTAATTTTTCTTGTGCAAATCCACCATCTAAAGTCACATTAGATGTTCCTTGTATTATTTGTTCATTACCATCTTCAATTCCATCAATTGATACAAAAGGATTATTATTCTCATCAGGTAATTTTACTATACCAGTATCTCTTTCAACAATTTCAACAAAATCACCTATCTTTAAACTTGATTTATCAATATTAGAAAATAATTCTAATGTATTTTTGTCATAATTATTAATAAAATATGAAGAATTAGTGTTATAAATCCAAGAATTTGCTAATATTTGCTTATTAGATTTATTTTGCGAGGGGTTTGTTACTTTATCACCAATATTTTTTACACTAATTGGATCATTTTCATTTATATTTACGATACCATCCTGAACAAACTCACTTAAAGTTGTAAAAAATATTAATTCTACTTTTTTATTAATATCTCCGTTTTCATATCCAAAATAAGTTTGATCTAAATATGCAAGATCTCCCTGAGAAATAGGATTAGTTATTCCTTTACAATTTAAAAATTGATTAACAGTTTTATCAGAATAACTTATTGTATTAGAACCAACTTTAAAAGTTCCTACAGAATCAAATCCAATCGTAGAATCAACGTTTACTACTGATGCATTAATTTCAACTTTTTCTGTACATTTGGAATTTGGTGTTGGCAAAAATCTTCCTTGAATGTCAGAATCTTCATCATATCCAACAAAAAGAGAAACTTTATAAAAAATTTCATCATCAATTTTAAAAGGAGATATTTCTGATATTGATGCGGTAATATTTGAATTTTTTTTAAATAAACCTTGACCTTTAAGAAGAGTTGGTTCTCCGGAAATAACCTTTGCTATAGCAATTTCTCTTCTTCTATATTCTGCAAATGATGGTTTAATTAATTTTTCTTCTAAATTAATTATTGATGGTTCTTCTCCATATAAAATTTCAAATAAAATTCTAAAAGATTCATCTGTTGCTTTACTTTGATAAAATGATTTAATTTCCTTTAAGAAATTACCTATATTTAAATCAGATACAAAATTATCATTTTCTAATCCTGGAGCAAATGTTATTTTAAATTTTTTATAAAATTCCTTTAAAAATAAGTTACTTAAATTTTGAACAGAGGAAGTAGAGTTGTGTGATTTTGCGAGAGATTGGGAAAAAACTATTTCTTCATTATCAAAACTTGTTCTATATGAAGTAATTCCACTAAAACCACGAATACATCCAGTAAATGAATTTGTAGTTATCCCTGTATATGAAATAATCTCATCATCAATTTTTAATAATCCATATTCATTAGGGAACCCTTTGGTGCTGTCTACATTGATGATAAAATCATCAGGATTAATTATTTGAGTTGTTGTAGTACTATCAATTACTACTTCTGGTGTGAGATTTTGAAGGTTTATATATTGATCTAAATTTGTAGATAGATCAATTGGACCACCTCTATATTCTTGAGATATATAATATTGCTTCAAGAAGTCTAATGTTTTAGGACTTTCGTCTAATATAAAATTAGGGAGCTGACTTGATACAATATTCTGTACCTTTATTCGGGTTTCAAATCCTGTTTGTATCATATTAGTTTCTTATTATACTTCCGTTTGAATAACTTGAGGTAAATGCATCTTCAATAAATCTCACTCCGGATATTTCATCACCAGAAGAAATTAAATCTCTCAACATATTTATTCTACTTTTTGAAACATCAAGAGATAGATATAAGTCTTTTAATCCAACAACATCATTAGATTCTGGAACAGCTTCAATTTCAATAATATTATCTGATTTAATTGTAGAAGTTATATTTACTGTATCAACTATAATTTCACCTTTAATGTAATCAACTCTACCAGCAGAAGAACTTACAATTTTTTTCTGATTATTTTCTAGTATCTTAACAATTTGAAGCACTCCTGTTTTATTATCATCGTTTGGAACATCAGTAAAATATACAGTAGAAGATTCTCCAAAAATAGTAAATCCAGTAGACTTTATGTTAAAACCATTTTTCTTAAGATGGAATTGATTTCCAAAACATAACTCATATTGTGCTAGTTGATTTACAGAAGCTTTTAAGTCTCTTCTGATTTTAACTTTGGTAATGTTTGATGTGATTGCATTTCTATCAACTTCGTCAATAATATTCTG